AACATGGCACGCACGGTGTCACGAGCCAGCTTGTCTGCTTGTTCTTCGTAGTTGATCTTGGGCACATCGTGCATGACTGCACGAATGAATCCGTCACGGAGGAAGTTGGTTAAACGCATGGAAATCTTTCAAAGAAAAAGGCCCCGAAGGGCCTTGGTTAATCGTTGTGCATGTGATGCAGCAACAGGTACCAGACGGCTAGATGCGCCGCCGATTCACGCAGAGTCTGGTTGTACAGCTTCTGGTAATGGCGGCTCCAGCCCAGGTTGTCGCTGCCTACGGGGTGACGTTTCATGCAGCCTCCTTTTGAGGGGAACAGGTTTGAAGAATCGTGGCTTGGTCCGCGTCGTTGGGTAACGTCGTGGCATGGGCCCAGTCCGGGTAGAAGATGTCGAGCGCAGCACCCAGCTTCACAGTCGGGTGTTGAATCTCAGGCAGCTCTTGCCAGCGCATGGACGCAATGAGCTCACGGTTGGCAAACTCCACGATCTCCACATCGTTGCGGATGAGGATGTAGATCGCGTCATGAATCAGAGCCACAGGCACGATGTCCAAGCGGTACTTGGATGCCCAGACCTTCTTCATGAACTCCACAGCAGCACGGTTGTTGAGCAAGCCATAGGACTGACCCAACGCGTTGCCAGCAGTGCGGCCTTCCGCTGCTGCTTCGTAGGGCATGCCTCGAGTGCCGTACACCACTTGCTTGAGCAGCGGTGTGCGCACACGTAGGCCGAAGGCCACTTCCACGTAACCATCTTGCGCGGCTTGCTTCAAGCGTTGTTGAACGTAGGCATCACTCACCTGGTAGAGATCGTGATAGCCCTTCTCGATGGCTTTGGCTTTCTCCTCTTCCCAACCCAGGTTGCTCATCATGCCGTGGTAGGTACCACCGTAGGTGAGCAGGAAGGTGGGAGCTTTGGAGTCTTGACGCAGCTCTGGGAATTGCTTCTTGATCGTGTTGACCGATTTCGGATCATCCAGGTCGATGTGAGGCACCTGGTCACGGAAGTAATACGCTGCACGCAGGCAGTGACCATCGAAGCCACGTTCATACACAGCAAGCTTGTTGGGATCCTTGGTGGTCAGCGCAGAGATGTAGTCTTCAAGCGAGTTGAAGTCTGCACCTGCGAAGAGCCACCCAGGCGGACTGACAAAGCATTCCTTGATGAGCTTGCCGTACTCTGAGCCAGCAGGAATGTTCTGCATGTTTGGATCAGACGATGACAGTCGACCTGACACTGTGCCGCCCAGGTTGAAAGAGCCATGCAGCCAGACAATATCGCTATCGTCCTTGGAGATGGCAGCTTCAAACGCAGGGATGAAGGTCGACAAGACCTTGGTGGCCTTGCCGTAGCCGATCAGGCCTTCCAGGATGTCCTTGTACTCGGGCACCGTGGTGTGATTGATCAGCTTTTCGATCGTCTCTGCGCCCGTGGCAGGTTGCTTGGTATCTGTGAGGTCAATGACTGGCAAGCCCATCTGCTCATAAAGGAGCCGTTGAAGCTGAGGGCCAGAATTAGGATTGAATTCCATGTCCACGAACGCAGAACGGTTCTTCGGAAGAATCTTTCCAGGATTCTTGGCTTTGGATTTGCGTGATTCATAGTCCTTGTTCCACGCTGTCTCTTGCAAAAGCAAGTTGAGCGCTTTGATGGTGTTGTTGCTGTTGATCTTGACCAGGTTGTCGAGCTGAATGCCGAAGAGTTTTTCCTTGACCTCTTGGATCTTGGTTCGACTCATGGGCATGCCCGTCAATTCAATTTGAATGATCAAGCGAAGACTGCCCAGCATGAGCCCTTGGTAGAGATCGTGCTGCATGTCGCGGACCATGATGGGCCAGTACTTCTCAGCAACGTAGTTGGTTGAGAGCGCGTCGATCAAGTTGTACTGCAAGAGCTCATCTAACGGGATGCGTCGGATGTCCTTGATGTCGTCCTTGGCCCAGTTGCCGGCAAACTCATGAGCCAGTGACTTCAAGCCCAGCACGTTGCCGGCCGTGGAATTGGTGGCCAGGTACGCGATGATCTTGGTGTCATGGAAGCGTCGAGTCATCAGCTCCAAGCCATCCAGCAAGCCTGCTGTGTCCAGCAAGTCCTGCATGAAGAGCGTGTAGATGATCACGCAGACGTCGTAGTCGGCTTTGTGAAAGATGAGCTCGCCTTGGTAGGTCGCAAAGAACTGCCGCAGCAATGAGCGCACACCCCGGTTGATGTGTTGTTTGCCGTAGTGGCCATGGGCAACTTCAAGCGTGTCGGTTTCTTCTGTGTAGTCACAGGCGAATGCCACGCCGTTGTGCTTGTCTCGAGCAAACGCAATCGTGCCGATGCCAGCTGTGTTGAAGGCCAGCGAGAAGGCCTCGATGTCACAACTAAGGCTTGTGTATTGGTGAAGCGATTCCAGCGCTGCAGCGATTTCGTCGATCGTCTTGGGGTACTGCGCGCTGTGGATGATGTCTGCACCGATGGCTTGGTAGTTGCCAGCGACGCTGGAAGCCAAGGTGTGCAGGCTCAAGTCCAGCTTGGTCTGCAACGCAGGGTTGTAGATCAGCTGTTGGTAGTTGAGGCTGAGCACCACGTTCATGTGCTCGAAGCCTTTGATCTTGCACGGCATGACGTAACCCAGATGAGGCTCTGAGGTACCGACGCCGGCAAGCGTCTTGAAGTAGGCCCCGTCAGTGACGAGAAGCTGCTTCACACCCAAGCCATCGAGTGCGGGCAGCAAGTTGGCCAGGTACTCTTTGATGACCTTGGCCGAGGCCTTGCCGTTGTCGTCGTATTTGACGGTGAATGCAATCACGTTGTCTTCAGTGATGCCGCGCGCAACGAGCGGCTGGACGTAATTGATGCGAAGCTCTGAAGCGTTGAATGCGGTGCTCTTGACGAGCAGTGCTATTTCATAGCTGCTGGCTTCCTTGAAGATGATGTGGCGCATTTTTAATCCTGTGCTGGAAAACTGATCCAGCGATTGATGCAGATGTCGAAATCATAAGGGGAGCCCCAGGTCTGAGAATCGTTGTCGTCTTCGCCCATGCGAATAGCGCCGAACTCTTCATATTCCAAGGTTTCAAACCACGCTTCGATTTCTTGGATCTCTGCGTAAGAGCTGTACCACTTCCAGCTATCGAGCTCCCAGTAGACAGCGTTGATGTGATCACAGGATTTGTGATCGATTTCTTTTAAGCATTTCGGGATCTCAGGTTTAATGAGATCCCGTGCCAAGACTTCTTTCTTGACTGCGATGACGATGGTCGACGTGTATCCCATAGATCCCCTAGATAAGCAGGTTGGTCACCATCCGAGCCTTCATCATGTCGATCGTGGTCTGGTGGCGGGCACGCATCTGGGCAACCTTTTCATCGGAAAGCTGGTTGCTACGGCACGGGCACGTTGCAAGGAGTTGCTGCACAGGACTGTGAGCGGACTCTGGAAGGAGACGAAGGTAATCATTCAAGTCGTTGCTGCTGTTCAGTACCTGGTTGATATACCCGAGGACAAATGGCAGCTCCTTCTCGTTAAGATCCTTACAGTCCGCGAGATATTCATCCATCTCATCTTTTAGCGATGCCACGAGCTTGATCCACTTGCGTGGAGCAGGCATCGTGTCACAGCTGTAGAACTCACCCTTGTAGTGGAAAGACCGATGAGGGCTTCCCGTCAAGATGGTGTTTCTGATGATGATGGTGTCGAGCCGAAGCTTGAATGCTTTGAGCACCGGCGCATAAAGAAAGTCGTACAACGATTCTTTGATGAGCTGCTTGGTGCGCGGCTCGTATTGCAGTGGTTCCATGATTTACTCAAAAGGGGTTTGGTGAATTACACCAAATCTCCAGTGAGGAAAACTTGGTGACGTGCGCGACTGACACCCACATAGAGCATGCGGGCAATCTGATCGCCAGAGTTGCAGCGACGGATGTCATCGAGATCGATGAACACGCGGTCAAAGGTCGAGCCCTGGGCCTTGTTGATCGTGCAGGCATACGCTGCACGCAAGTCAACCCATTGGTTTTCGATCTCGGCAATCAGCATGTACATGTTGTCTGCCTTGGCTTTGCGAATGCGAGCATTCTTCTCGGCCAAGACATTGGGCATGAATGCGGACATGTCGTTGTCAAGCGTGAACCACTTGCCAGCGACGTCGTGCTGCATGACTTCTGCGCTGATGTCAGTGATCTGAACCAACTGGTCTGTCTTGAAGCTCTTGCCGTTGCCAATCGTGATGAAGGAATTCACCACCGCGTAGTCACCCTTGGCAAAGTGCGGATCGCCTTTGACGTGGTTGCGCACGAAGTGGTTGTAGCCAATCACGCATTTGTTGGTCCAGGCCAAGACCTTGGAGTCCTGGTATCGCCAGTCAGGGCGCGTGAATTCTTGCTCGATGGCTTCGTTGAACTTGTCGCGCGGCAGGTAGATCACCGACGTACCGTCTGGGGTGAAGCTGAAGAATTCCCCTGTGTTCACGGTGTGACGGAACTTGGTCGAAAGATCCACGATGGGGTTGCCCTCAGCCTGTCGAACCACGGTGCTCAGCATGGCCCCAGTGAAGTTGGCATCGAACACGGGTGTGCTCGTGGCTTTCACGGGAGTCAGTTGGGCAGGGTCACCGATGAAGACGATCTTGCAGTCACGAGTGAGCTGAAAAATCATCTGGAGCAACTGCTTGTCGACGTAGCTCGCCTCATCGATGAAGAGGAGGTAGCCCTCGAGTGGCAGCGCGCCGCGTCGTGGGGTGAGTGTGGTCACACCGGTTTTGAAGTCGGTGTTGACACGCAGTCCCAGGAACGAGTGAATCGTGCCGGCAGAGTTGCCAGTGATCTGGCCCAGGTTCTCAGCCGCCTTGTTGGTGGTGGCTGTGAGCTCGATCGTGTAGTCCTTGGTTTGAGGATCGATCAGCTTGGCTGCACGGATGAAGTTAGGAACCTCATCGATGATGGTGCGCACAAGCGTGGACTTGCCACAGCCCGAGTAGCCGCTGAGCACGAATACCTGCTCAATGGGATCAAGCAAGAATTGATGGAAGGCTTCGAGAGCCGATTGTTGATCCTCAGTGAGGACGATTTGAGCGGTAGTCATGCAAGTTCTTAGAAGGTGGGTTGCGGTATTCGGCTGTCATGCAGCTCTTGCAACGTGATGTTGAGGAGGCGCGCAACTTTGATGTCTTCATAGTGCGCGTGGGCCATTGATGAAACGCGGATGCTGTCTTTGTCCAAGGGCCCGATGAACGGGTCTTTGCCATAGTCGTCATTCAGCATTTCGGCGTCTTTCAACGCGTTGATAAGAGCGATGCCGGCGTCATGCGGCAACACCAACTTCCGGTTGTACGAGAGCTCGACAATGAAGAGGTTGGGTTGCTTTTTTGCGTTGACTTTTTTGACAGCTTCAAGAATGTCAGTTCGAGTTTGCAATTTCATAGTGGATGACCTTGCCAATTGGCGCGGTAAATTCAGGGTTGTTGTAGATCAACCAGACGATCGGCACCTTGGTGGTGAGCTCGGCTGGCCAACGGAAATAGCCGTCGGTGAAGATCAACAACAGCTGCGGTTTGTTGGCATTGGCCCACTCGAAAACGGGCTCGATCATCGTGCCGCCACGGCCGGTGAAATGGATGTTGCGCATGTCGGCGAGATCATTGACCTTGTCGATCTGCTTGATCTCGGTATCGAATTGGCCAAAGAGAATTTGCTTTGGCTTCATCATGCGCATCACACCGGCTGTCTCTGACAGCTGAACGTGAAACTCGTGATCGGTCACCGAGCCCGAGATGTCTGCAAACGCTGCCAGGTCACAGAGGTTTTCTCCGTACATGCTGGGCAGAATGAACTGCGGAAAAAAACGACGGTTGGGCTTGCGAAAGCTGTAGTCGTTCTTCGAAAACGAGTTCATGAACTTCTGCAGGATGCGGTTCCACGGCAGCTTGGGATTGAGCAATCGATCCAGGAAGAGCTCGATGTCACCCGGGATGGACCCAGGTGCGTCGTTGCTCATCTTTGACTGCATCGCAGCGCGGCACAGAATGTCTTGGATGTCTTGCTTGAGTTGTTCCTTGGCTTCCGGGGTAGAACCGCCGGCAGGTGGCTGCAGGTCTGGGCCAAAGCCTGGGACACCGCCTCCACCATTACCGCCACCTTCTTTGATGATGATGTGGTAAACCTCTTCGGTTGAGAGGCCGGCATAGTCAGGATTGGCAATGCCGCACTCAGGCATCTTGAAGCCACGGTCTTTCAACTGGAGGTTGATGACGTGGTCAGCGGCGACGTTGAAGACGTCAGGGCAGTAGCCATCGCCACGCTCCATGTGCAAGTACGCACAGTGCATGGCCTCGTGCAGCATCAAAAACACGCGCTCTTCATGATTCAAGCTCATGAAGAAATCGGGGTTGTAGATGACGCGCTTGCCGTTGGTCGCTGCCGTAGGAATCGAGTTGTCGAACTCGTGGATCAGCGAGAAGGCGAGAGTGGTAAAAAACGCTGAGTCAGGCTTGCTCATCAGAGCAATCTTGGCTTTGTTCAGCGCGTCTTGGGGTGTGAGTTCGTGAGTCATAGGGCGTGCGAGCCCTATGGGCTCAGTCAGGGTTTGGGTTGATGAGTTTTTGAGTGAGATACAGCTTGCCGTATTCCACTTGGTTGTCCCAGGGCAATGGGGTGACGTTTTTGTGGTGATCCAGAATATAGGCTTTCAAGGCCTCTGGTTCATCCAGCATTCCCATCATCCGATGCAAGTCGGGGTTTTTGTACTCGTCTGAGTAGTCGTTGCGCTGAACAGTGCCATCTGGGCGGAATCGACAGAAGTCGCAGCCAGAGCCGTATTCACTGCCATGATCCCAGTCGGAATCAAAGGCAATGCCGGCGTTCTGAAGGGCATCAAGAAACGGGAGATCGCCGTAGTTCACTTCATAGAAATTGAAATAGCACAGCGGCATGCTGCCCATGTCTTCGCTCTGGTGGTCAGGCTGGTACTCAAACAGCGCTTGGGCTGCTTCAGCCTGGGCCTTGAGCACAGTCAGGGTGACGGAGGTCCGATCACCCATGGCATCACCGCTTGCTGGCCAGGTACTTGGTCAAGCGGTCTTCGACAGCTAGGTAGTACTCGGCCATCTTGCCGTGGTATTCGGCAGAAGCTTTGGAGTTGAGATAGCAGCGGCGTGCTTCCTCAAGCGATTCCATGGCCAAGACTTCGGCCGATGGTTTTTTGAATAGCTTTTTGAAGAATTCAAACATGCAAGACTTTCAAGAAAAAGCCACCCGAAGGTGGCTGGGTTAGAACAGTTTGGCCGCAGACTCTGTGACCCACTTCTGCACTGCAGCGTGGCTCATCATAGTTTTGTTGCGGCGGATGGTTTCACGCATGGTCACCACCTGGAATTCCACAGGCAAACGCGAGATGAACTTCATGAGCGAACCGAAGTTGTCTGTCGTTGCGTTGTGGGCCAGGGAGCCAGTCAACGCGTAGAGGATCGATGGCTCGTTGGGTACCTTGATGGTCTCCGGTGCAGCCACGATCTGAGCCATCTTGGGTAGGTCAGCAAAGATCTTGACGAAGGTCAGGAACTCGCGTGCCACGCCTTCGCTCAATGTGCCGGCCAGCATGGGCAGACGGTTGGGAGAACCATCTTCAGTCACCTTCATCACGCGGTTGGCAAATTCCCAGGTGCGTGGGCACGCATAGGTCTTGTCGGTGTGGTCTGGTTTGAAGGTGTAGAGCTGGCCAGGTTTGAACTGGATGAAGCTCGTGATCATGTGATGGACGTCGTTGTTCTGAGCCCATTCCACCCACGAGTCGGAGTCCACGGTGAGCTCGATGTGAGCCAGGCGTGACTGCAGCGCGGTGGACATTTCTTCCACGATTGCGCCGTCTGTCTCGAGGTTGCCGGCAGCAACGAGTGCGCAGTTCTTGTGCAGCAAGCGCTGACCAATCATGCGGTCCAGGATGACCTTGTAGGCAGCTGCCTGCACGGCTTTGGGAGCTGAGTTGGCTTCGTCAAAGAACAGCAGCCAGCCGTTGTAGCCAGCTGGTGGGTTCTCGCCTTCCAAGGGGAAGGTGTCCATGGGCAGGTAGCCTGCTTTTTGACGGGCTACGTCGATTTGTGGGAAGCCAGCCAGGTCGGTGGGGTCACACTGACTCAAGCGCAAATCAATGAGCTTGAGGCCGTATTCCTTGGCGATCTGAGCCACGATTTGGCTTTTGCCGATACCGGGTGAGCCATGGACCATGGGCACGATGCCAGCCTTGATGAAGTCAGTCACCATGGCGGTGGCTTGGTTGATTTTTACTTGCACGATGAAACTTTCAGGAGGGTGTTGTGGTAAGTCATCAGGAGGCTGAACAGGTCGTTCTTGTCCATGATGGGCAGTTTGGAGTCAGCGAAGTCGATGACTTCTTGGAGGCTTCCCATGGTGGGGAAGAGGCCCATAGGCGCCGCGCGGAGCTGCGGCTGAGGGTTGGTCGATGAAATCATTTGAAGGGGAATGACAGGCCGAATTTCACATGAGCCCACAAGCGGGCAATGAAAGACGGTTGTGGTTGGGGTAGGGTGGGCGCAGGCACTTCAGCAATCTGGATGTCTTCAGTTGAAGGCTCCATGCTGATAGGCAGCTCGAGTTGAGTGCGAGGACGGTGAACACGGACTTTGTTGACACCGAGTTCTACACACACACGGTTGATGGTGCGTTTAGAGACGTCGTTCATCTCAGCAAGCTCGTCGGTGTCGTAGACACCTTCACGATAAGCAGCAGCAATGAAATTCTTGGTGTGTTCATCAAGGCATTTGACTGTCATGACTTAATTTCCTTCCAAAGTTGCAGTGACCATGGCATCACTGAGCAGTGCGTAATACGCAACTGCCCTTGGAGTGAGCCTGAGGTATTTGGTACGGCGGTTGTCGCCGAGTTGTTCATGCCAAATGAGTCCGGCAATCAGCAAATCGTCGATCTTGCGGTGAATGGTGGCCGGTGAGCCAATCTCCTGAAGCTGCATGGCTTCAGTGACGGTCAAGGGCTCGTGAAAGTGGCAGCAGCCGATGATGTCGAGAAGTTTCTCGGCGGTGAAGTCGACTGTGAAGTGCTTGGATGGGTTGATGTCAGCCGAGTGGCTGAGAAATTTGAGGTACAGCGGTGTCATGGGTCATGATGCTTTCTTGTTTAAGGTTTCATGGCAGTGAATGCAGATGCTTCCGTAGGACGGACCACCACAGGCCCGGATGGGCCCTGAACATTCGCGGCACATGATGAATGCGTGGGTGTAAACGTAGCCAGGCTTGGCTTCGTGGATGGGTTGACCGGCTTTGTCATAGCCAAGGACGAGTTCAGTAAACGGTGCAGCGGGTTTGTTGAGGACTTTGTCCATGCAACCCCCCATGCAGCCGTATTTGTTGCAGATGTTGCAGCTCATGTGCCGGGCTTTCTTGTTTTGCCGTCTGGGCGGTATTCACAGACGATGTAGCGAAATTCCACTGGGCTTTGGCGCTTGTAGAGCTCGTCCAGTGCGCGGTAGCAGGTTTTCTCTGTGGGGTAACCAATCTCTCGATAGAGACCGCAGCCGCCCAAAGAGCCTGTGGTGCAGATAATGAGTACCCATTCAATCATGGCTTTTCCTGTTCTTCTGGCCACAGGTAGTTGGCATTGCGCAGAATGTCGTCAGCGAGCTTGCGCGCCGTGTCTTCAGTCATGGTGAATCTACCGACACCGTTGACTACTACTACAACTCCAGACATGGTGTTGTTGGTTTGAGAAGCAGTGCCAACGGCAATAAAGTTTTCGTTAAAAGGAATCATGGTTCATCGTCTTTCTCCACTGGCTCGTGTCCGTAGCCGTGGCATCTATAACAGGTTGATCCGTCATACATGCCTTCGCCGGAGCCGTTGCATGCAGAACAGATGGGATCGTCATCGTCATCGATGACTTCGTCTTCAAGGTCAGGATCTAAATCGTTTCGATTTTTTGGCATGTGTAGACCTTGGGTTTTTGGGATAGGTAGTAAAACGTCACGGCAGCAAGCAACATGGTGGTTGCCAGGACTGTCGAGGCGATGGTGATGAGAATGGTTTTCATGGTCCGATGAACTTCCAGGCTTGATAGATCTGGAAGGCAGCGAGGCCCACCATGAAAAGGCACAGAAACGTCCAGACACCAACGGCATATTTGTTGCGCTGGATCATGAGTTGGACTTGTTTCTCGCGTTCCTTGAGGAACAGGTCATAGACACCGGGTGGTGCTTGGTAAATCAACCATTCACGCAGCTTCTTGTTGCGCTGGGCTTCCTCGTACTGGTCCATGGCTTTGTCGAGCGCTTCGAAGTCGAGGGTGGTTTGGGGATGGATGCGAATCCTGCCGTCGGTAACTTTTTTCTTGAGGTCATCGAGGGACATTTGGGTGAGATCTGGCTCGGTCATGGATGTCTTTCTTGGTTTTAGGCAGCCTATCGGCTGGGTATAGTCAAAAAATCAAATCCTGACCTAGTCAGGATATCGGTTTAGAAGTTTTTGATTGGGGCAAAAAAATAGGGCCCATCCTTTTCGGATGAGCCCCAGTTTCCCCAATCACACAGCGCCGGGTAGGCGCCTGCTTGGATCAGATCTGCTTGATCAGCATGGAAGTCTTCTCGAGTTCGAGAAGTTCTTCTTGAGCTGGGGTCAAGTTGTCCATGACTTCCCCATCGACATCTATCTGAAGTCCGAGACCTGACTTGAAGCTGGTGCAGGACTCTGCAAAGTTCAATTCAGGCGCCTTGGAATAGAAGTTGTCGAAGGGTGCGTGCGGGTTTAACCCCAGTGCACAGTTGAAAGCAGTGCCCTCAACCGTGTAGTTGCTGTAGCCCTCATCCCGAAGGATGTGGTACTTGCACTCGGTGCACTTTTTGAAGAGTGACACGTAAGGCCGTTTCTTGGGCTTAGCAAAGGCCATAGTTGGACTGGCGGATCACATCGCCCAGGTTGTGGTGCAACTTGGGGAAGTAGCCTGTGGTGCCATGGATCTGGCTCAGCAGGTCGTCCAGCAAGAAGCTATCGGCCAGTTCAGCCATGATCTCCTTGTACTGCCAGCGCACCCAGTTCATGTTGTTGGGGTGTGCCTTGAACTCGTCATGGATGGTGACGAGCTCAAATGGCTGGTACTGGAGCATGCCGTTGACGATGGTGGCCAAGGCCTCAAGGTGCTTGCTGGACAAGTAGCCGGTGTTCTCAGGGGTGAGATACGGCAGGATGACCACATCAGCCACGGTGCTGCGCTGGAAGTGCTCGAGATACACACACACCGGATCTTGTGAATCCGCTGGTTGCATGGTTTGGCCCAGGTTGCGGGCAATCATCTCGATCTCGATCAGGCCAGCTGCGTACTCCACCAGCGCGCGGTCGTAGTTACAGCGGCGGTGCATGGAACGCAAGATGTACGCATCCACGGAGTGGGTGAGGTTGGCAGCGTTAGACAGTCCAGACTTCTGCCCTTGGTTCTCGTAGAACTCATAGGTGAAGCTGGCACCGTCCAATTCGTCCACCTCAATGCGGGCTTCCTTCTTGGTCATGACCTTGATGCGTGCGTCGTAGCCGTCAGGCAGCACCCACTCATGGCTGAGTGCGTAGGATTGCCAGCTGGCGAGCAAGTCCTGGAGCAGTTCCCAGGCGCCCGGCGCAATAGCCTTGGCCGCTTCGTAGAAGGCAGCCAATTCAGGCGTGTCTTCACCGAAGAGAGACTTCGGCTGGGCCTTGGAGCCGTAGAAAGACGTCATGAGCGCTTGCTTGGCGTCGCTGCGCGGCACCACCAGATTGCCATTCAAGATGACATTCATGGCTTCGGTGCACGCGGTGTAGGCATCGGCACGCACATCAGGGTCAACGAGACCGGTAGCACGAGCACCCGCCTCGCAGCCCGTGAGGACTGACATGACTTGGATGCCAGAGCAGGTACCGTCGACACCGACGAGATGTCCCATGGGCAAGCCTTGCTGGGCCTTGCGGATAGCTTGAACAGCCTTGAGGTAGAGCGGCTTGGTCTCAGCTTGACTGGTTAATGACTCGAGGTCATTGATGTTCTCCTCAGTCCACGCAATGCGGGCTTCGAAGGTCAGCTTGTCCAGTCCGTACTGCGTGGCAGCGTCGATCAGAAGGTATTGGTAGCCTGTGAAGAATTTCATGATGGGTTCCTATGAAGGGTTGAGTAGTTCGAGAACAAGAAGTTCTTTGGGAACATCTTCTTGTCGAACAGGGATGAGGTCACATCGGTACCATTCGGTGCCGTGGTGATTGTTGGGAGTACATGAGATGTACCCACCGTTGTAGACCTCGAGACCATGGGTCTCTCGGATGTCAGAAGGAATGCCGCCAAGGCTGGAGAAGTGGCTACCTCTCCACCATTGCTGCATTAGCTGGTTGGCGTAGTACAGACGGATGATCACGGCACATCCAGGATGAGTAGATGTGCCTTGAAGGCCGTTGGGAAGTTGTCAGGTTTGACAGTCTTCATGTGGCCGCCGAGGATCATTCCCCAGGTGGGAGACTGAAGATCGTGGCCCATGTCGAGGCAGTAGTAACCCTGATACTGTATGAAGTCATCAAGACGCATGCAGTCAAGCTGGACAAGGTTACCCATGCGGTACAGGTAGTAGCGTGGTTTCATTGAAAGGCTCCTAGGATCAGTAGTTTGGTTTTGAACTCAGGTGGGATGGAGTCCACATCGCGTGGCCACCATTTGCCTTTGCCAATGACACCCCACCGATCGTCGGGATGTTCTTCGCTAGGGTCAAAGACGAAGTAGTTGGTATAGCTCATGGCAGCAGCCCAGCCATCTACAACAATGACGTCTTTGCCTTGCCAGAGGTAGTACTTGCTCATGTGGGCACCCCCAGGATCAGCAGGTGCATCAAGAACTCTTTGGGCATCTGTTCTTTGGTTCGTTTGTGGAACTTCTCTTTGAACAGAACCCGCCAGTTCTTCACGATGGTGTCGTAGACGAAGGCATGCCGGTAGTCATCGAGGTAGAAGTCATCTACCGCAATGACAGGTGCATGTCCTTTCCAGATGTAGAACCTGCTCATGACACCCCCAACAGAAGTAGGTGTGCCCTGAACTCGACTGGGAAGTCACAAACAAAACCGGGTTGCCAGAGAGCAGGCCAATCACGGACTTTGTCATTGACGGCCCAGTGCCCATAACGAAGACTGGATTGCAATGAGTTGCCGCCTTCAAACCCGTCTACACAAGGGCAGTACCGGTATTTGTGCAAGGCAGCTTGTTGAAAGTCGGTTGCTACCAGCCTGCGCTCAAGAACAACCAGCTTGTCCTGGTACCAGAAGTACGTCGCACTCATGGTGCACCGGTCACGATCTCCTCATGAGCGAGCTCAATCGAGGCTTTCTTGAACGCGGTACCTTGGGTGGTGATGTGGTACCCACAGGCATAGATGCGGCCACGCTTATCCACCTTGTGGGTGAGATAGAACTTGTTGCCACACTGCACCATCAGGCTGTAGAACTGGTATGACTGACGTTTGAAGTCAGCCCACAAGTCCTCTTTGTCCTGGTTGTCGAGCTCGAAGGTGGGTTCTTCTTCAACAGTGCTGAGGAAGTCCGTATCGAGTCGCAGGGCCACACGGTTCATGAGGTTCAGAACATCTAGACAGATGTCACCATCGTGGTGATTACCTGTGCCCAGGATCAACGAATCGTTGTGGGTCAGGTAGCCGGAGCTGAAGTTGTGGGTCAGTTCCAGTGGTTCACACACCATGGGTGGCAGGTACTGAGAGTTCTCGATGAAGTCCACCAGGTTGGCTGGCAGATTCAAGCGAGACACTAGTTCAAGGCTTGCCATTTTGTCCTTCTTGTCGATGTCAAAGGCATCTGTCTGGCACAGCACACCAAGTAGCTCCGCTACCGTGGTGATGGCTTCAGTGCGGTCAGAGAACTTCAACCGGCAGGCAATCTGAGCACTTACCGAGGTGAATAGCTCAGGCTTCAAGCAGTAGGCCACGCCGATGAACATCTCCATCACCAGGCTTGGGATGTCGAGTTGCTCAAGCTGGGCTACACGCTTGGCTTTGGATTCGTAGTACTCACCAGCCTGATACTTCTCCACCAGCATCACACCTATGAAGAGTTTCTTCTGGGTGTCTTCATTGCTTTCGAGGAAGGCTCTGATCTTGGCATCGATGTGCTTGCGGTTGTACCGCTCCTCATTCATCTCTTGCAGGATGACTTGTTTGATGGTTTCCATGGGTTCCTCGTCTATGGAATCTGGCAAAAGCGCCAGCCACGGACGGAGTCCAAACTAAGGGCATGACTGTCTATGCTGAGAATCGACTGGACAAAAAAAGACCACCACCCGTTAGGGCAGTGGTCTTGGGTCGAGGAACCCGATGCTTAGTCGCCGAGCGCGAAGCCCGAGGCATCAGCCGGTGTTGCCGACTGGTACTCGATCTCCAGCTTGGCCAGGATCTGAGCAACGCGGCTCGGATCTTCGTTCAGCCAGGCCAGCAGATGCTTCTCGCTGTGCTTGGATTCTTTGAGAGGGATAGCGCCGAGCTTCTTGCGCTGACCGTTCTTGCTGGGCAAGTACAGGTTCAGGAAGCCTTGGGCTTTCCAGCTGTCGTTAGCTTGGGTTTCAGTACGCTGTGCGTTGGGTTGGTTAAAGGCCATGAGAGTTCTCCAGAGTTAAAGGATAGAAGGCAGGATTTGCCACCTTTGGGCGGAGCCCAAAACCGCAGCTGTCCTATGACCACACACACAGCAGGGCGAAAGGTATCACCAGGTGAGTGCAGGGCAGGTGTAAGAGTTGTGTCAGCACTTGATATAGATCAAGGCATGACTGCTAGTCACCCTCGCCATGCGAGAAGTGCACCAATGCCACCCCAAAGGACGATGGCAAGTAGGGTCTGAGCAGCAGAGATGAGTTTGGTTTTCATAGGGTTATCCCTTGGTTTAATTGAAGCGGGCTAAGTCATCCAGACGGACGTACTCAGCGATGACGGTCTCAGGCACAAGGCGAAGTGCCTTGGCCAGCTGTAGTGGTGGGAAGCCTTGGCACCATGCGGAATAGATGTCAGCAAGGGTTGAGGCATTGAGTTGGGCTCGTGACATTACTCACTCCATTTCTTTTCACAGTTGTAGATGAAGGTCACCAGATAGATGGCCACGAATACGAAGGTCACGGCAGCGCCGAGAGCAACGGGTTGAAAGAACTCAGGGACTGCGAAGTAGCAGCCGAGTTCAACGAGAGCAAGTGCTGTCATGAGGACAGCAATAGATGCTTCGGTATAGATGTAGAAGATGCGCGAGATGTTCTTGCGAGTGATCATTGGAATGCTCCTTGGAATTAGGGTTTGGATATCGGGTTGATATCGGAATGAGGATGAGGTGAGTTAGTGCTGACTAACTAGGTGGGTTTAGAGAACTAAGCTGTCGCTCAGCCTTCTCTCACAAAACCTCTACCCGATGGGTATCGGTATCCACTGAAGCACGGAGTGCTGTGCAGTCGATTGGAGAAACAGTTCTATCTAAGAACTGACTATCTCTATGTGTTGAATGTGTAGACGGCTTTAGCCCACCGAAGTGGGCTTGAGCTTAGGGCTTTTGGTTGGCGAGAACCTTGGCCTTGACTTCTGAGATCTTGAGGTCTTGCTCAAGTTCCCAGTTCTGGACGTGCTTGTCGGCTACGGTAACGACACGGTTGACCATGTCGCCTGAGGCTTCGAATGCTTTTGCGTATTTCTGTAGTGCGAGGCAGACAGAGATGACGACGTTGATGATTGCTCCAAACATGTTGAGTACTCCTAGGAATGGAGGGCGAGATTGCCCACCAGTGCACGGAGTGCGAATGAAACGCTAGGCAGGGCGCAGCGTATAGGGGGGGGGGTAGTTGGGATTAGTGTGTAGACACACTCAGTCCTGCATCTCTACCCATTTTGCAAATTTCCCAAAAACCTGTGCCTAAAAATTAAGCAGCGAATGTCCCACTAAACCCGAGGGGATTGATTCGCCGATAAACTGCGGGCACCCGCTGTCTTTGGTGGTTCCTCCCTATACTCCGTATATATGGTTGTACTGTAACTATTAAGTAGTACACTCTTTTAGGTCTTTTCTTTTTGGTTTACTATATGCACCCTATAAGGTGTTTTTATAGGAAAACCATGACTGCTCTGACAGTAGACCAATTCAAGATGGCCCTTCCCGATAAGGTGAAGAAGTCCATCAACCAAGAGCTGATCGACCAGATCAACACGACTCTTGGCGATCCCGAGATGTATGAGAGCTATCGGGATAACCTGCTCAGCTACACCAAGGTGATGGCTGATGGCCGCTTCAAGGTGCAGGAGTATGTGAATGCCGTGAAGTACGTGAGCCACAAGTTGATGGGGGCCACGAACATCGAGGCGTATTCCAAGACCTTCCCCGACAAGATCACAAGGTTCGCTGCTCAGGGTGTGACGGCCAAGGACATTGCGTCCTATGTCACCGCCTACAACAAGAGCAAGCTCGTCAATCTGATCTTCGAGCAGACCCTGATCCCAAGCTATGTCCTGAACCAGGACATGTACCAGCGCGCGTTGAACGTGCAGGCTGATCTGATGGTGTCGGCTAAGAGCGAGAAGGTGAGAAGCGATGCCGCCAACTCCCTGCTCACGCATCTGAAGATGCCCGAGACCCAGAAGGTCGAGTTGGATGTCAAGGTCAAGGAAGACGGCTCCATCAGTCAGCTCCGCCAAGCCACGATGGAACTGGCCCGCGCGCAGCGCTTGGCCATGGAGTCAGGGTCAACCAATGCGCAGGAGGTGGCCCACAGCCGAATCATTCACGAGCCCGTGGATGTAGAAGCCAAAGAAGTCAGTAATGCGTAAGGTCGCTGAGCAGGGGCTGTTCGTCCTGACTTGTGCGATGGCCGCGCTCTTCATGGGTGCCGGCTGGGGCGCCCTGATTTACCAGTTTGACCGTGAGGTGGGTTGGTGGATTGGCCTGGGGTTTGGCGGGTTCACCTTTTGGATGCTGGTCTGTGCCGGCTGGGATGTTGAGGGCCGCTACGCGGAGAAACGAAATCGGAGGTTTGATGATTGATCCCGTCGCAGAAGCGCTGGCCCCTTGGACAGTTGAGCAATACCTGAATGAGACCAGCTACCTGGTCGATCCCAACTACGTTCCCAGCGACTTTGCGCTCGAGTTCGTCACGTTCATCAAGCTTGTCAACGGCGCGCAGGGTGAGGAAAACAAGACCCCGCTCGTTCACTACCGGATGCTGGACACGATCACCTATGGCGGCCGGCGAATCATCAACCTGTGTCACCGGGGTATCGCCAAGACCACTGTGATGGGCGAGTACCTGTTCCTCTACATCGCCACCTACGGTGAGATCCCCGGGTTCGGTCGAATCGACCTGGCGCTCTACGTCTCCGACTCCATTGAAAACGGGGTCAAAAACATGCGCAAGAACTTGGAGTTCCGCTGGGACAACTCCGACTTCCTGAAGCAGTACGTGCCGGACATCCGGTTCACCGATATCCGCTGGGAATTCAAGAATGCCGACGGCAAAGTCTTCATCGTCAAAGGCTACGGCGCGAAAACCGGTGTGCGCGGTGCGAAAGAACTGGGCAAACGCCCGCAGCTGGCTGTGCTCGATGACTTGATCAGTGATGAGGACGCACGTTCCGCCACTGTGATTGCTGCTGTGGAGGACACCGTCTACAAAGCGGTGGACTACGCGCTTCACCCGACTAAGAACATGATCATCTGGTCTGGTACACCGTTCAACGCAAAAGATCCGTTGTACAAAGCGGTTGAGTCTGGTGCTTGGGGTGTCAACGTGTTCCCTGTGTGCGAACAGTACCCGTGTAGCCGTGAAGACTTCCGTGGCTCATGGCCTGACCGCTTCACCTACGACTATGTCAAGCAGCAGTACGACAACGCGGTGAAGCTGGGCAAAATCGATACGTTCAACCAGGAACTGATGCTGCGAATCATGAGTGAAGAAGATCGAATGATTCAGGACTCAGACATCTGCTGGTACAGCATCGACTTGGTTCTGAGGAACAAGCACCGTTTCAACTTCTACATCACCACTGACTTTGCCACCTCACTCAAGGACAAGGCCGACTACTCAGTGATCAGCGTGTGGGCCTACAACAATGTGGGCGACTGGCTCTGGGTGGATGGGGTGTGCAAGCGTCAACTCATGGACCAAAACATCAATGACCTCTTCCGTTTATCGCAGATCTACAAGCCACAGTCTGTGGGCATTGAAGTTACTGGCCAACAGGGCGGTTTCATCCAATGGATACAGGGACAAATGCTGGAGAGGAATATTTACTTTCCTCTTGCAACCGAAGGCAATGAACAGAAGCCCGGCATCCGGCCCAACACCAACAAGCTCGTTCGGTTTAATACCGTGGTTCCTTTGTTCAAAGCACGGAAAGTCTTTTTCCCATTAGAGAAGAAGACCGAGCCTACAATCCAAGAAGCCATGAATGAATTAAGCCTGGTTTCCGTGTCTGGATTCCGCAGCAAGCACGATGACTTTATCGACACGATCTCGATGTTGTCGTCACTGACCCCTTGGAAGCCATCGGAGGAAGCGCCGATGAAATCTGCAGGGACGGGCGACGGGGTGTGGGAAGTCGACATTGACGACGAGCCCACTGATCGAATGGCGTCATACATCGTGTAAGGAACAACCATGAAACTCAAAGAAATCTTCGACCAGCTGACCTACGGTGAGCTCTCTCAAATCTCCATCGGAGGCGGTGCGGCCGGCACGGTGCGCACTGAAGACCATCCCAAGTTGGTGGCTCATGTGAACCTGGGTTTGACTGCGCTCTACAAGCGCTTCAACCTGAAGAAGGGTCAGTTCAAGCTGGTGCTGCAACCGGGCATGACGATGTATGCGTTGAATGCCAAGTACGCATCGACCAACACTCGCAGCCGCGAGGCCATCAAGTTCATCAACGATACCGGCATGCCGTTCCGTGATGATTTGCTCAAGGTCGAGAACGTCTACTCGGACACCGGCTACGAATTCGGAATCAACAACCCTGCCGACTCGTTCTCGATGAACACCCCGAGCCAGCGCATGCTAGTGGTGCCGACAGACATCGTGGCCCGCGCAGACTGGTTGCCCGATGAGATGAAGACAAACTCGCTGACCGTTTTCTACCGAGCCAACCATCCGAAGATCGAGGCCGAGGATGTGGAGCCAGAGGATCTCGAAATCGACTTGCCCGACACCCACCTCGAAGCGCTGCTGCTCTTCATTGCCTCGCGCGTGCACACGCCGATCGGCATCGGTGGCGAAGACAACACCGGCAACACCTACTTCCAGAAGTACGAACTGGCCTGCCAGGAACTGGAAAACAAGAACCTGCAGATCGACCATGCTACGCAGTACAACCGCCTGGAGAAAGGTGGGTGGGTCTAATGGCTACCGATTCAAGACTCGCGCGCGCAGGGGTCAGCGGCTACAACAAGCCCAAGCGCACCCCAAGCCACGGCACCAAAAGCCACATCGTCGTGGCCAAGGTGGGCGAAACGGTGAAGACCGTTCGCTTTGGCCAGCAAGGTGTCAAGGGTTCGCCCGATGGCTCCAAGCGCAACGAGGCATTCAAGGCCCGACATGCCAAGAACATTGCCAAAGGCAAGATGAGTGCGGCCTATTGGGCAGACAAAGTGAAGTGGTAAACCTTCACACCCATGAAAAAAGCCCCAATCAAGGGGCTTTTTTCTTTGGTTCATCGGGTTTTACTTGCCGGTCGACCCAAATCCACCTTCCCCGCGAGCGGTTTCATCGAGAGAATCCACCTGGTTTAGGCTGATATTGGCGATCGGGACCACCAAAAACTGCAGAACTCGGTCGCCAGCAGCCCAGCTAAAGGGTACTTTGTTCTTGGTTCGTATCGCTGCCTTCCATTCTCCGCGATAATCGGAGTCAATGACACCGCAAGTGTTGTTCAACTCGACACCGTGTTTAGCACCGGCACTCGAGCGGGGCAGCAACAAAGCCACATGGCCATCGGGAACTGCAGCTGCAAATCCGAGACCAACTAATTGGCTCAAACCGGTGGCTACACCCGCTTCAGGCATAAAGATGTCGAATGCTCCTGCTTTGTCAGAAGCCTTTGTTGGCATAATGAATGCCTGATGAAGAGATTGAATGTCCATTCTGTTTACTTTCAAGGTTTAACGGGATGATCTTAGGTACCTAAAGAACGACGCAGATTATGACCGACAACGATACACAAGCAGTACAGCTAGGGCTCGAGGCCCCTGCGTTGACCAAGTGGAAAAACCCACCTAAGTTGGGCACGTTGAAGCAAGATTTACTCTTTGCCAAACCCACCCACAATCTTCAGAAGACCAAGATCGGCGAGTGGCTTGACAACCTGAACGTCACCGGTTCAGCGAAGGTCAATACACCCAAGGGAAACTCGAGCATTGTTCCGAAGCTGATTCGAAAACAAGCCGAGTGGCGATATGCCGCATTGAGCGAACCATTCCTCAGCACCGACGACGTGTTCAACGTGCGTCCTGTGACCTGGGAAGACCGCAATGCAGCAAAGCAAAATGAACTGGTTTTGAATCACCAGTTCAATGTGCATGTGGACAAGACCAAGTTCGTCGACGAATACGTGCGAGCCGCTGTCGACGAAGGTACTGTCATTGTTCGAGTGGGTTGGGACTTCCAAGAAGAAGAAGTCGAAGTCGACGTGCCGGATGTCCAGTACGTGATCAACCCAGAGTTTGGCCCGATGCACGAGCATTTGGATCAGATGGAAGAAGAGTCCCCCAGCGAATACATGACCGATGTACCCGAGGAACTCAAGCAAGCACACGAGCTCTACAAAGAGCAGGGCCAGCCGATCGAGCCCGTGATCGTTGGCTCCAAAAAAGAAAAGCAGATGAAGACGGTGGTGAACCGTCCGACGCTCGAAGTCTGTGACTTCCGAAACGTCATCGTTGATCCCACCTGCCTGGGCAACATCGACAAGGCAGGCTTCCTGATCTACACCTTCGAGACTTCCATGTCGGAGTTGAAGAAGGACAAGCGCTACAAGAACCTGCAGTACGTGAACGTCGACGGCAACACCGTCTTGGGCACGCCCGACCACACCCCGTCAGACGGTGTGCGCAGCTTCAACTTCCAGGACGCCCCGCGCAAGAAGATCGTGGTGCACGAGTACTGGGGCTTCTGGGACGTCGATGGCAACGGCAAGACCGAGCCGTTCGTGGCCGCCTGGGTGGGCGACACGATGATCCGCATGGAAGAAAACCCATACCCCGACAAGAAAATCCCGTTCGTGATCGAGCAGTACCTGCCCGTTCGCAAGGCGATCTACGGCGAGCCAGACGGCGCGCTCTTGGAAGACAACCAAAAGGTGGTCGGTGCCGTCACTCGCGGCATGATCGACATCATGGGCAAGTCGGCCAACGGCCAGACGGGTATCCGCAAGGACATGCTCGATGCCACGAACCGCCGCAAGTTCGACAAGGGTCTGGACTACGAGTTCAACGCGAACGTCGATCCTCGCCAAGGTGTCTTCATGCACACCTACCCTGAGATCCCTCAGTCCGCCCAGTTCATGTTGAGCCTGCAGAACATGGAAGCCGAGTCGATCACAGGCGTCAAAGCTTACAGCCAAGGCGTCTCTGGCCAGTCACTCGGCGATGTGGCTGCCGGAGTGCGTGGTGCACTGGATGCAGCGTCCAAGCGTGAGCTCGGCATTTTGCGTCGCTTGTCCAATGGCATGGTTCGCATTGGCCGCAAGATCATCAGCATGAACGCTGAGTTCCTGAGCGAAGAAGAAGTCGTGCGCATCACGAACGATGAGTTTGCCGTGATCCGCCGCGACGACCTGGGTGGCAACTTTGACCTGAAGCTGTCGATCAGCACTGCTGAAGAAGACAACAACAAGGCCGAGCAACTGGCCTTCTTGCTCCAGACCGTGGGCCCCAATGGCGACCCCGACATGGTCAAGATGATCCTGGCCGACATCGCGCGCTTGCGCAAGATGCCTGACTTTGCGCACCGCGTTGAGACCTTCCAAGCCCAGCCTGATCCTTTGGTTCAGGAAGAAAAGCAACTCAAGATCGAATTGCTCAAAGCGCAGATTGCCAAGGAAAACGCCATGGCCGCGCAGCACCAGGCAACTGCTCAGTTGAATGCTGCCAAGTCTGGTACCGAAGCCGCTGTGGCTGCAAACGTACAGTCCGACACCGACCTCAAAAACCTCGACTTTGTAGAGACCGAGTCAGGCGTCAAGCAGGAACGTGCCAAGGAATTGCACGGTGAACAAGCACGCGCGCAGATGGCAACAAAGACCATGGAACATGACTTTGCTCGTGAAGAACGAAGCCACGATCTTTTAAAAGAGTACGTTTTGAATAGGGCTTCACCAAAAAAGTAATATGATCGGGGAGTGGACAGAACCCTGTCCATTCCTCTATTAACTTTTTTGAAAGCACTGGTAGACAATGAGTAACCAAATCAAAGTCATCGAAGAGAGCATCAAGTCAGCAAAGAAGCTGGTTGAGCTGGCCGACGCACTCGAGCGTCTGAAGTCCAACAAGGACTTCAAAACCATTGTGATGGAAGGCTACTTCGAAAAAGAAGCAATCCGTTTGGTTCAGGCCAAGTCCAATCCTGCGCTCCAATCTGCCGAGATGCAGAAGTCGATCATCACCCAGATCGACTCCATTGGCAATTTGAACGTGTACTTCACGACGCTCGTCCAACAAGCTGCAATGGCTCGCAAGAGTATTGAGCAAGACGAAGCGGCGATTGAAGAAATCGCGGCTGAGGAGGCATAAACATGTCTGAAGCCTCAACTGAAAACAAAGTTCAAGAGCCTGACTACTTGTCCATGTCGGACGAGGAGATCATGAACATGACTGGCCCGGTAGCAAGCACTACCGAAGTCACCGCAGAAGACGACGAAGAGTCGGCTGGCGATGACAAGGACGGTACTCAGGTCGACCAGGACGAATCCAACAAGGACTCAGCTGCTGCTGAGGACAAAGATGAATCCGACGACCAAGCCGAAGGCGATGACGACGAGGCGGCTGCCAAGCCGGCCGAGGAGGAATCGGCTGAAGGCGCGGTTGACACGAAACCCGTAGAAGGTCAGGACGGTAAAACCCCTGATGCAAAAGATTCTGCAGCTGCTGATGCAAAAAAGCCTGCAGATGAATCTACAATTAACTTTGAATCAGAGTACAAGCGTCTTCTGGCTCCCTTCAAGGCCAATGGCCGTGATATCCAAGTCGGCAACGTCGACGAAGCGATCACGCTCATGCAGATGGGTGCCAACTACAACAAGAAGATGGCGGCTCTGAAACCAAATCTGAAACTCATGAAGCTGCTTGAAAAAGCAGAACTCCTGAGCGAAGACAAAATCAGCTTTTTGATTGACCTGAATCGTAAAGATCCAGCCGCAATCAACAAGCTGGTGAAGGACAGCGGCATTGATCCTATGGATCTTGACGCTGATAAGGCAAGCGCGTACAAGCAGTCTACTTACACTGTTGACGACCGTGAGATTGAGCTGGATACGGTCCTTGATGAAATTCAAGGAACTCCTTCGTACACCCGGACACTCGATATTGTTAGCACTAAGTGGGACGCTGCAAGCAAAAATGTAATCGCCGGAAATCCCCAGCTGTTGCGAGTCATCAATGACCATATTTCAACTGGCATTTATGACCGCATCCAGAAGGAGATTGAAAACGAGCGCATGTTTGGTCGCTTGAATGGCGTGTCAGACATCGAAGCCTACCGGCAAGTCGGTGACGCATTACATGCTCGAGGTGAGTTCAACGCTTTGGCCAAGGGTAGCTCCCAGCCTAAGCCAGACACTGCCCCCGAGAAAGTTGTGGTGCAACCGAAACCGAAGCAGGTTGATGGCGACAAGCTGAAAGACAAAAAGCGAGCTGCAAGCTCCACTAACGCTGTGGTTCCCAACTCTGGTACTCAGGACTTCAACCCCCTGTCGATGTCAGACGAAGAATTCAGCAAGCAAGTCAATAAACAATTTCTGTAATCACGAAGGATACGCATCATGCAATTCAACAACCCTCCTGCCGGTAGCGCCTCGAGCGTCGGCTCTCAAATCCAAAACTTCTTCTACGCGAAGAAGGCCCTGGTCGAACTGCCAAAACTGCAGTTCTTCAGCCAGTTGGCTGACGTGACTTCGATGCCTAAGAACTACGGCAAGAAGATCAAGCGTTACCACTACATGCCTATGCTCGATGATCGCAACATCAACGACCAAGGTATCGATGCTGCTGGCGTCGCCGTGACCAACACTCAGTACTACGTGACTTTGCCTCGCGCTGTGCTCGCTGTGGCCAACGCTGACAAGGCAACTGCTGCTACTGCAATCAACGACAACCTCGATGGCGTGACTGCTGTTGCTGGTTCCGATGGTTCTGCTGGTACTGGCAAAGCCACTATCACTGTGACTGGTTCTTTGAACTTCAAAGTTGCCAACGCAACCAAAGCCAACGCAATTGCTGCTCTGAACATCGGCGCTCTGACCCAACAAGGTTCGGGCAACATGTACGGTTCTAGCAAGGACATCGGCACGATCTCCGGCAAGATGCCTGCTCTCTCTGAGACCGGTGGCCGCGTGAACCGTGTGGGTTTCAAGCGTATCGAATTGGAAGGCACTCTCGAGAAGTTCGGCTTCTTCGACGAGTACACCCAAGAATCGATGGACTTCGACACTGACGCTCAGTTGATGGAACACATCAACCGCGAAATGCTGTTGGGTGCCAACGAGATCACTGAAGATGCTCTGCAGATCGACTTGATCAACGCTGCTGGTGTGGTTCGCTACGCTGGTGATGCCACGACCAATGCCGAGATCCAAAGCTCTGACTTGGTGACCTACGGTGACTTGCTCCGCACGTCGATCCAATTGGATCAAAACCGTTGCCCCAAGCAAACCAAGGTGATCACTGGTTCGCGCATGATCGACACCAAGACGATCCCTTCTGCACGCGTGGCCTACATCGGCTCCGAGTTGCTGCCTACCTTCCGTGCGATGAAAGACTTGCACGACAACCCTGCATTCGTGGGTGTTGAGCGTTACGGCGATGCCGTGGGCACGACTTTGAACGGTGAAGTCGGTACCGTTGACCAGTTCCGTCTGGTTGTGGTTCCTGAAATGATGAAGTGGGCTGGTGCCGGTGCTGACGCTTCTGGCGACGCTACCTGCTACGAGACCGCTGGTCGTTACGACGTGTTCCCAATCTTGGTGGTGGGCGATGAGTCCTTCACAACCATCGGTTTCCAAACCGACGGCAAGACTGTGAAGTTCAAGATCTTGCACAAGGCTCCTGGTGAAGCTACGGCTACCACCTTGGATCCATACGGTGAGACTGGCTTCATGTCCATCAAGTGGTACTACGGCTTCATGGCCCTGCGTCCAGAGCGTATCGCTTTGATCAAGACTGCAGCCAAGATGTAAGTAGCTAGGGGAGGGAGGGGCAACCTTCCTTCCCCGCTTTTGTTTTTCCCAACTCTGAAAGAACGCAATGTCTGAAAATACTCAAGACACCGATATCCAAGCAACGACCCAAGACGAGCTGAGTGCTTTGAAAGCACGCGCCGACATGATGGGCGTCACCTACCATCCTTCGATTGGTTTGGAAAAGCTCCGCGAAAAAGTGAATGCTGCTGTGGCCGGCGAAGCCCCACCTGCAGAACCCGAAACAACTCAGCCTTCTGAAGCTGCTGCGATCAACACCGCAGTCGAGACAGAAGGTCAGAAGACCAAGCGCTTGAAAGACGATGCCGCTCGATTGATCCGCATCCGTTTGACTTGTATGAACCCTGCCAAGAACGAGTGGCCAGGCGAAATCATCAGCGTGGGCAATGCTCGCGTCGGTGCCTTCAGCAAGTTTGTGCCTTTCAACGCCGATGACGGTTGGCATGTGCCCAACATCATCTACAAGGCTTTGGCCGATCGCATGTGCCAGGTCTTCGTGACCACCACCGACAGCCGTGGCAACAAGACTCGCAAGGGCAAGCTCATCCGTGAGTTCGCCATTGAGATCTTGCCTGAGCTCACTGCCGAAGAACTGCATGACTTGGCTCAACGTCAAGCCATGAGCGGCGCGATCGAAAACTAAAACCAAATCCCGGATAGACCTATGACAGCAATTACCAATGCAGATCTGACCACCAAGATGGTGGACGGCTCAGGCGTCTTTGACGTCCTGATGCAAGCCGCTGCGGCGCATCTTGATTCCGAGTTCAACAAGAACCGAATCAAGGGCGGCGAATATGCTGAGGTCTATCTGGGTGCCATGACACAGGTGTTGCAGACGGCGACCCAGTTCCTTCTAAGCAAACAGAAGGCAGACTTGGATGCGCAGCTGCTCACCAAACAAATTGCTCTGGTCGAGCAACAACGCTTGAACGCAGTCACCGAGAACACGGTGCTGGTTGCACAAGAGTGCAAGCTGCGCGCCGAGTACGACTTGACCATGGCCAACATCTTGCGTGTGAACGAAGAGATTGCCCTGCTTACCCAGAAGACCGCTTCCGAGCGTGCGCAGACTTTGTCCTTGGGCGTGGATGCCGACAGCATCTTGGGCCGTCAGAAGGCCCTGTACGTGGCCCAGACCGATGGCTTCAAACGCGATGCCGAACAGAAGGCAGCCAAGGTCATGGTCGACAGCTGGAACGTGCGTCGAACCACGGACGAAGGCACGGTAGCCGACGGCACCAACATGCTCAACGATCAGGCCGTGGGCCGAGCGGTGACCAAGCTGTTGTCGGGGGTGGGGGCCTAACTCCTCAAGGCAAAAAACAAGGGGAGCCCAGTGCTCCCTTTTTTCATATCTGAAGCAAACAGTCAGGATCACACATGGGATGGAACCCTTTTGAAAGCGAAGAGGTCACACGGGTTGCCACGCAAGTCTCCCGGGTGGTTAACAACGAGTCCGTCCCCAACTCGATCAAAGCAGGAGCCATCAAGGCATTCTTTAATGACGGCGACGTGCCGAACTACATCATGGAAGAGCTGGTGGCCAGTGTCGGTGTCAAGGCCGAGCGGATGTACCGCTATGCCGAAGACAACTACACCTATGGCTTGCCCTCAGGCGAGATCTACTCATCGACCCAAGGCCGACAAGAAGTTGAACAAGTCATCGAGACCCTGATCGAACACAAGCAGGTGTCGATGCAGTACTCGCACTTTGGGGCACCCAACGCGCTGCATCTGGGCTGGACCAAGTTGGTGGCCAACTACGGCTACAACTATGAAACCAATCAGCTGGGAACATTGACCGCTGCCAAGGGCACCCCGGTGTACCTGAAAGACATGGTGGTCGTGGTTCCGGCATCCCGCATCGACAGCATTTCGGCTTCTGCTATTGCTCAATGGGGCACGGCACCCTGTGCCGGCTACACGCCCGCGCGTCCGATGAACGTGGGCGAGGTCAGAAACTTCGTGCAGCACACGCCGGTCAACACCAGTGCGACGGCTACCGAGGTCTCGCTCTACGTGACCTACGTGTGGAAAGTGGGCACCGTGCTTCAAGAAGCAGCGTTCACGATTTCTACTGCAGGCTTTGACTTGCTGGGTGGGTACTTCCATGCCAGCTATTTGGTCGACAACCAGCTCAAGTTTTGGATGTATAAGAACGACTCCGGCACCTATCCCATCTTGGATGCGGTGTTTGTTGAGGCACCCGCTGTGTCGGGTTCGTACTTCCCGTTTGCCTACTTCCGGTACAACAAAGCGTCGACAACATCGAACACGACGGCCGACGCGTACAAGACCAGCAAGCGAATGCTCAAGTACCTGGGCATCGACTACGCTGCTGTGGCCGAAGCCATCAACGAGAACCCCAGCATTGCCGACGTCGAGCAAGCCATGTTGGTCATGGCCGTGCCACCGGTGTCAACTGATGTAGTTGACAACAAGTACCTGTTCGACTACTTCGACAACATGCACGCAGCACTGGGTGGCAACAACGGACCCATCGGCGCTGGCATCTTGTCGACCATTGCCGAAGGCGGTGGGGATGGGTTGTTTGGTGCTGTGATCTCGGCATTCCTTGCCACGCTCAATCGCCACACCACGGTCATTCAAGACGCTCGATTCAAGATGACGCTGTCTCACACCGGCATCTACAAGCGAGTCAAAGCCGGCGTGATTGGTCCGGTCAACACGCACACCAGTGTGTTTGGTTCAACCGAAGTTGAAGCCCTGACGGTGGATCAAGCCACCGGTGCTGAGTCGACTCGGATCGTGCCAGTGAAGGTTCACCGCTACCAGCACCAGATCTCTGCCAACCTTTACGAAGAGGTGATGGTGTCTGGCTTGCAGATGACCTATTTCATCTATGGCGGCTACACGACCACGGGCTACGGTACCGATGACATCTTGCTGGTTCCCATTGACAAGTCGGTGACCACGCATTACTCGATTGCCGAGAAAGAAATTCTCTATTCACGGTCGCTGCATTTTGTGTTCAACAGCCGCACGGTGACTGAAGTCGAGTGGTACCAGCAGGAGTGGTTCCAGGTTTTCATCATCGTGGTGGCCATCTACATCACGGTCCAGACCGGTGGATCGGACGGTGGAAAATCTTTGGCAGCAGCGCTGGGATTGGAGGGTACCGCCGCACTGGTTGCCGTCGTCATCTTTGACCTGGTGGTGATGAGTGCGCTCTACACCGCAGCCTTCCGTCTCTTTGTCAAAGCCTTTGGCCAAGAGTTTGCAACGCTTGTGGCTATTGCCGCGTTGATCTACATGGGATACCAGGTGGGCACCAAAGGTGTTTCTGGTGCGCCGTGGGCCAAAGAGATGCTGATGTTGTCCAACGGATTGCAGCAAGCCGTCATTCGATCGAAGTTTGATGATCTGATGGAAGAGCAGCGCATGTTCGAGGATTACGCAAACCAGGAAAACAAAGAACTCGAGCAAGCCAATAAGCTTTTAGAGAATCAAACTGTTTTAAGTCCGTTCACGATCTTCGGGGAGAAACCCGAAGATTATTTCAATAGAACGGTACACTATGGCAATATCGGAACATTGGGGATCACTGCAATTTCCTCCTACGTGGACATGGCACTCACCCTTCCGAAGATTCAAGACACGTTAGGAGAACCCCTTTATGGCTGATTATTCATTGGCGAACTGGTACCAGAGCCAGCAACAAACTCGCCCTTACTCTTTTGGTAACTGGAATAACCCGGTTGCCGTTCCCGGAACTGCTGGTACCGGAGTGCTTCCTGACAATGGTGCTGATTGGGAACAAATGCCCATGGGTACCAATGGTTTGGCTCCAAACCAAGGCATGTTTGCAGGCAACACGCTTAATCGATCCATGGCAACGCCCATGGCAACCGACCCCAACATGGGCAGCTCTTTTACCAATTGGTTGCGTACCAATGGTGTCATCGACAGCATTGATCCACAGACTGGCCAGAAGATTGGTGGCTACGGCGGCTTGGCACTGGGTGCAGCTCAAGGTCTGGGTAGCTTGTACCTGGGCATGCAGCAGTACAACCTTGCCAAGGACGCCCTTGCCAACAGCAAGAGCCAGTTCGAGCGCAACTTTGCTGCTCAGAAGACGACCACCAACGCATCGCTTGAAGATCGCCAGCGCGCACGCGTGGCATCGAACGCAGGTGCCTACCAGTCGGTGGGTGAGTACATGGCACAGAACGGAGTCAAATAATGAACGGTCCCATTACTTGGCGGACCGTTTCGGGTCCGTCGCTGGCTGATGCCAGCCGTCCGCTGGACTCTGCCCAACGCATGATCACTTCTGGCTTTGGTGCATTTGACGATGCGCTCAAGCAGCAGTCTGCGATTGACGAGCAGAACTTCAAAGTTCAGAAAGAAAACAACACCAACGCATTCCTGAACCGCTTGTATCAAGCCCAAGGTGCCGAGGGCATGCAGGCACTCCAGGACTCGGGTGAGCTGCAGAAGATGTTGTCCGGTTTCGGTGCACAAGTCGACCAGACCGCTGCACGCACAGCGCTCGACACTCGCCTGGGTACCTTGCAAAAGCGTGATCAAGAAGGCTGGGCGTACCAGAACGCTGCGTTGGATCAAAAGGAAGCTCCGGTAGTCGACCAAGCCAAGGGTCTCATTGCCCAAGGCAAGATTGAAGAAGCCGGACCTGTCATCAGTTCACTGTCGACGCGCAACCAAGCGCAGCTCTACAACAGCGCTGATGCCAAGACTCAAGAATTGCTTGAGCGCAAGTGGAAGGCTGAGAAGCACCCACTGGAGATGGACAAGCTGCGCGCTGAGATCAACAACAGCCGCACCTCGGGTGCACTGAACAACTTGAACCTGACCAAGGGCAAGCTGGAACTGGCTGACCTGCAAGAGTCTCGAGAACTGCAAAACACCGTGGCCGGCGCTCAGCAAGATTACGTGGCGCTTCGCGACTCCATCGGCAAGCAGATGGGTGGCTTGGCGAAACAAGTTATTGTGGCGGGCAAGCCGTTGCCGATGACTTCAGCTGGTCACCCAGACTTTGGCAACATGACTGAAACGCAAGTTGAGGCTTACGATGCGGCAGCGGCCAAGGCCAACATGCCGCTTTCAGGCAACTTGATCAACGGCGACACGCAAGCGGCCAATGACTTCTTCAACTCTTTAGAGAAGTCGGGCAAATTCAAGGCCTCGACGCTCAAGAAGTTTAAGAACGACATCCGCGCTGGTTTTGATACCTATGGTTCAAGCGGTCTGGTAGGTAACGATGCCTGGGAGCGCACGGTAGCAAACGCTGCCAACAAGGTTGCGTTGAACGAAGCCAAAGCCTTGAACTGGAATGCCCCGGGCAACCCAACCGCTCTTACTGACTACGAGGCTTTGGCTAAAGATGTGCCAAACCTCATCGACAAAACGGACGGCAATAGCCCCGTGGAAGACGTGGCAGCCATCCAATCGTTGGTTTATGAAATGTCGACGCGTGGTATTGAAACCAAAGAAGGCTCAGGCAAGTTCTTCAGCCCTTCTGTGAACGACATTCGCAACGCAATCCGCACGGCAAAAGGTGGTTGGTTCACCGACGAGCAGCGCGCAAGCAAAGTTCGAGATATTCTGAAGGCGTCTCTTCAAACAGATGCCGTGCGAGCACGCATTGCGGAGGCAGAAAAAGCCCAAAAAATGCAACGCAAGCAAGCAGTCAACGAGATTATCGGTAAAGAACGTCCTTGATTGGCAGATAATGGAGGGGCACTGGAAACGGTGCCCCTCTTTTTTTATGGCTGATGCAAGACCAGCCACTCGATAAGCAGAAAGACGCGCATGGTCGATTATTCTCGTGACTTTTTTAACGACGCATCCACTCAAGAGATGGAGCAAGACGCCCGTCGCGGGGTATCGAAGAAGTACGATGCTTTGCAAGCGGCCAGTGACGAGAAAATTGCGCACCTCAAAGAGCTGATTCGCACCAATCCCCGCAATGACGACTTGTATTGGAAAAGCCGCCAAGGTTCGACCCTGTTTGAAGATGCCAAGGACATTGGTTTGTCGACTCTCCAGGGTCTGGACAGCTTGGCCAAGGTTCCGGCCATGGCTTATGACAAGGCTACGACCGGCAATTTCTATGGGCCCGAGACACAGAAGATCTCGGCCATGTCAAACGAGCGTGAAAAGCTGAAATCAGCACTCTCGCAGTACAAGACACAAGAACGAAACCTTGCTGCCAAGGATGCAGGCGACGCCGCGAGCGAAGCGGTAGGCGGCGGCGCTGCAGGAACAGCGGCACGCATTGCTGCCGAATTCGGCGTGTCCTTCTGGGAATCTTTGAAAGACCCCGGCAGCATTCCTGAGTTCGTGGCTCAACAAGCCGCGCAGCTGGGTGTGGCCGGCAAGGTAGGTCGTGGGGTCGAACTCGCTGCAACGACGGCTGCCAAGGTCGCTCCGAAGGTTGCGGCAACTCGCTTGGGTGAGATGGCTCTCGAAAAGAGTGCCACCGCAGGGGCTGTGGCCACCGGTGCCGCGCTGCAAGGTGTGGACGTTGGCTCAGACACCATGGAACGCCTCATGGCTTTGCCTGATGCGCTGTGGGAACAGAACCCTCAGTACCTTGAGCTCGCCATGACGATGCCTGCTGCTCAAGCCAAGCAGCAGATTGCTTCCGAGCTTGCCACGCAGGCTACTTTGGCAGCGGCCGGCAGCTCTTTGGTCAGCACCAAGCTTGTCCCGGGCGGTGCGGCACTGGAAAAAGCGCTCGTTGGCAAGGGCAAGGCCAGCATTGGCATGGTGCCCAAGGTGTTTGCCGCTGAAGGCACTCAAGAAGGCTTGGAGGAAGGCTCCGGCCAGGCCTTGGCCAACCTGGGTGTCCAGCAAATCAACCCTGCGCAGTCACTGGCTGAGGGTGTGGGCTCAGCGGCTGGTCAAGGCGCTGCGATGGGCGGCATTTTGGGCGGTGGCATTCAAGCTTTGAACACCTCGATGCCGGAATCGCTCAAGAAACTGGCCGTGGCCACTGAAAAAGAAGCCACCGACACGCAAACGCTGCAGGCCGTGGCCAAGACCGGCGATGTGTCGGCACTGGTTGACCCCAACAGCGCAACCTACAACCCCGGCTTGGCCGTGCAGGGCCTGCAAGCGCATGCCGCACAAGAAGGCAAGACGGACGAGCAGAAACAAGCTGCTTTCGAGCAGGCCGCACAGATCGTGGCCAACGCAGAGTCCCGCGTTCAGGCTTTGAAGAGCAGCTTGGGTCGAATTACGAAAGACGGTCTGGAAGCTGACCTGGCTCAGGCCCAAAAAGCCCTGGCAAACGCCGACACTACGGATGCCGCACAGGTTGCTGCCATCAATGCGTGGATCTCAGGGGTGCAGGGCAAGCTCGAGCGCTTCGATGCCAAGGCAGCTGAGGAAACACTGGCCAGCCGCTTGGTTGAGATCACCGATTTGGAGAACCAGATCGTCACGGCCAAGGATGCCGTGTCGTTGTTCAACAAAGACGTGAAGTCGACGTCTGTCGATGTGGAAACCGAAGCCAAGAACATCACGGCAGCTGATCCCGTGGCTTCACAAGCTGCAGCCAGCAAGATCATCAACTTGTCGATGGCGATTCCTGAGCGCTTGAGCCCTCAGACCGCACAGGCCTTGGCCAATGACCCATCGAACGGGTTGACCGATGCCCAGCGCACGTACTTCCGTGAGTTCTCGACTGCGCGCGCACAAGAAAACAGCTTGTTGAAGCTGGGTGATGTCAGCAAGGACATCTTCCTGGGTCGTGCTGGGGACAAGAAAAAGAACATCTCGCCGATGCTTGGCATTGCCAACTACCGCGAGCAGTTGAACGCAGCGTTTGGCAACAAGGATGCCAAGACCGCTGCCAATTTGCTGGGTCTCTTGAGCAAGTTCAAGAATGACCACGAACAAAAAGCCACGCTGGTGGATGAAGCCTATACGACAACCAAACAGGATGGCAAGAACCGTCGCCTCATCAAAACTGATGCTGGCTGGATCATGAAAGAGGGGGCTTGGATCACGGACGAAGCTCGGGTGAAGAACGGCGGCTTGAACATCACCGCTGCATCAGCCAAGTTGCCAACCCAAATCCGAACTGAAGCAGATGCGTTGAGCGCTGCCTATGCAGAGCTTGATGCTGCCAACAACTTTGTCTTTGGTGAAAACGATGTCAAGAACGTATCACCCGCCGAGGGGAACCAAGCAAGCTCGGAGCAATCGACAACGCCCTCGGCAGAAGCAAGTGCCGATGCGCGAACTGCAGGCAGTGAGCAGGGAACCGCAGAGTCAGATGTTCAGAGCGGCGACGCAAGTGCTGCAAGTCAAGCCACTGAAGCTGATGGAGTAGCCTCCGGCTCTGCTGCGAACACTGCAGAAGCTGTGTCGACTGAGACAACTACAGTTGAAACTCAGTCTATTCAGGAGACTAGCACAGCTGCAGTCACTCCTGAAGAGACGACAGTCGAAGACGTGCCCGAAGCGGCACTTGAAGATGCCCAGAGCACTCAAGGCTTGTCGGTGTTCAAGGACAAGTCCGCTGATGAAGTGTTGCCTGAAGGTACCAAGCTGGGTGCCGTGTACCGCACGCTCAACAAAGCTGTGGCGTTCCTGACCCAGACCAAGAAGCGCATCGAGAAGGATGCGGACATCGCCAAGGATCGTCCGTTGGTTTCGGTTGACAAGTTGCTTAGCCGTTGGAATGCCGGCACTGTGGTGCCGACAGACTTCTTTGCCGAGTCCTTGACCGATGAAGAGATCGGGTCGCTGAACAACTTCCAGAAGTTTGCCAACCAGTGGGCACCGCTCATTCGTGAGCAGCTGATCAAGGGTGGCTTGGCCAATGCCAAGTCTGGCAAGGGCCCGCGTGAGGACTTCCTGTTCGAAGACCCGATCCAGGACTTCCTGGGTGCAGACGGTGCGGTCGATGAGAACCTGGTGACCGCCATTGCCTACGGTGCCTACAACTACATGAACGAGGCCGTCAATGGCTCAGCGCTCAAGGACTCCGAAGCCATCCTGAAGATGCACGGCCTGCGCGAGACCATGGACGTGTCGGTCACCGGCCAAGGCATGAAAGCCTTGTCGGATCTGGCCACCACCCAAGACCGCGCGGCTGCCAACATCGGCAAGTACATCGTCGACGCTTTGGGCCTGCGTGCCAACAGCAAGGCAGAAGCCAACTACATGGCCAAGCTGGAAACAGCGTTTGGCCTGCACGGCGTGGTGCTCTTGGCTTCACAGAATCTGATCGACACCGTGAACTACACCGGTGCTCAGATGAACGACTTCATTGATGGCTTCAATGTCAGCAACGAAAACGCGCAGTTCGAGTATGTGCGAGTGGTGCGCAACAACCTGAAGCTGGCTGGCCCGAACAAAGAAATCAAGGACACGAGCGTCGGCGCGCGTGGGGTGTTGACCCGCATGTTCAGCTCAGAGGCTTCTCCCACCTTTGCCTCGTGGGTGCCTCGCCGCTTCACCCAAGCCATGGCCAAGAAAACCGGCCAGAACATCACCGAGCAACAACGCAAGATTCTGGACGAAGCCCAGCAGGTACCGCACCGCATCATCCCATCGATGTGGAATGCACTGCAGGTGCTGGGTGACAACGTGATTCTGCAAGCCGCCGGCTGGAAAGAGTACGACGAGTCCAAGCTGCAGGTGGAAAACCGCCTGAACATGCAAGCCAAGAATGACGGCTTGGAGACTCAGCTTGAAGCCATGAAGAACTTGGTTCAAGACGCCGAGAAGAACAGCCCCAACAAACTCGAGCAAGCGTTCTACGCAACCTACGAGGTGTGGCGAAACTTCCGTGTCGGGGTGGCCACGCAGGACATGAACCTGCAAGGCAGCAAAATCCATCGCTTCATGTTCTACCGTCCCGAGTGGGTGACGAAGCTGGACTTGAGCGATGTCAAGGCCATGAACCGTTTTGAGCTCTCTGTGGCTCAAGCGTTTGGGGTCAAGGTTGACCAGCAGAACAACGAAGCCACGCTGCAGATCTTCAACGATCGCATGGCTGAGAACGACGGGGCCATCAAGAAGTTGGCCATGGCCGTGGCTACTGCCATCGAAGCCGGCAAGGCAGATGCCCTAACCGGTGGCCAGAAGCAGGAAGTGGCTGAGTTTGCCGCCGGCCGCGAAGGCATGCAGACGCTCCAAGCCCTGGTGGCATACGGCAAGGTGCTCAATGCCCAAGCCCAGCGCGCAGGTGGGGCGGACGTCGGTGAAGCCACCGTGCACATGTTGGTGGGTGTAGACGGCAAGACCAACGGCCCGATCCTGACCCAGTTAGCTTTGGGTGCTGCAGACACGGTCAAGGAGCTCTTTGCTCGATTGAACCGTGGTGGCATGTACAAAGGTGATGACGGCGTCGTCAACTACAACCACTGGTACGAGCGCGCAACCAGCTTGGACCTGTACGAAGACTTGGCCTACCAGATCCTGAACGGCATTGCCGTGACCAAGGAGCTGTCTGCCATCAGCGTCTTCACCAAGGAGTTGATTGACAAGAACGAGAAGGTCACCCCTGCCGGCCGTAACTTGGCTAAGACGCCGCTGACCGCTTTCATCTTTGGTTCATCCATCGATGGTTCGGTGCGCAGCATGCAGGAAGCTTTTGTCCAGCAGGTGATTGACCGCATCGAAGCGGTGGCCACTGGCCAAGACAAGAAGACCAGCCGCGTGGACTTGATCCGTGGGCTGAACACGTTGCTCGGCACCAAGATGTCCGAGAACACTTCGATCGAAGCGTTGATGGCACGTCCCTTCACCAAGGCCGACCGTCAGAAGCTGGCTGAGAAGTTCTACGAGCAGATCGGTTCACGAGTTGAAGAGACCATGAAGGGTTACTTTGAGACGTACCTGAACCGTCGCAACGAGATCAACCGCACGATCCAAGGATCGTTCGAAATCTACAACGCAATCTACCAAGACCTGCGGACCAATGAGATCCAGCGCTTGATTGACGCCGGCGAGATCGACACGGTTGAACGTGACGGCAAAAAAGTGCCGATCCACAACATGACCGTGGCTCAAGAAAAGGCGCTGCGTGAAAAGGTCAAGGCAATCCTCCCGTTTGCCAACACGGCCTACACCGTGGACGACAACCAGTTGGATGCGGGCTTGTACATGGCCAAGACCAATCCGGCCACGAGCGACGAGACCAGCAACCGCGTGAAGATTCAGTTGGGCAAGCGGATCCCAAAGAAGAACGGCTACCCCGTGTCGACCATGAACGGCCAAGCCATGACTCAAAGCGAGCGCAGCCCGGGTGTGGCTGGCTTGCCGTACTTCATGCACTCGCTGGACAGTTTCATCATGCACATGTCCCTGATCGGGACAGAGACACTCAACGTGCACGACGAAGCCGCCAACGGCGTGGGCAATGTGGAGAAGACGGCCAAGGCCATCAACAAGTCGACATGGGAAGCCATGTTGAAGTTCTCTCCTGCCACCGAGAGCTACCAGATGCTGGTGCGTGCAGTCGAGAACACGATCAAGATGCTCGATGCAGGTGAGTTGTCACCCCAGGCACTGGCCGGCATCAAGCAGGCGTTGCGTGCCCAGTTGCCTTACCAGTTGCGGAAGAGCATTTCTGACGAAAAGCTGGCATCAGTGGTGCTGGATCTGGCTTTCAAGGCCCAGTTCGATGCGAACAAGGTGCGCTTGGAGACCTTGGCTCAGATGACGGCCATCGACCAGTACACCTGGGAAGGCGGCGAGTACCGCGTAACGGATCAGGACCGCCAGAACGCCCAGGAAGCCCTCCAAAACCACCTGCAGGTATCTGCGGTCAACCCAGCGCTGATTGCAGCTGCTGAGCGCCTGAACAAGGCTTTGGCAGAGACGTCCGTCAAAGCCGAACCGGTGGCAGTGGAGCAAGACAAGACCGTGGGTGGCAGCACTCTGGGTGAGCTTGGCAAGCCAGCAATCCCAAGCGACCGTGACCTGGTGGATTTCTTCAGGGTCAACCCGAATGCTACGGCCAAACAGGTCATTGAGTTGCTGTCTGCAGCAGGGCGCTTGAACCCAGTCAACCGCAAGCTGCTCCAGCTGGTGAGCCGTGTGGTCTCAGCCGATTTGCCAATCCAGTACGTGACTGCGCGAACCACTGACGATCAGGTGCTCGAGAAGGCCAAGACCCCATCGCGCGGCTGGTACGTGGTCAAGGGCAATGCCGAGTCGATCTACGTGTTGAGCCCTGAGTTCAAGAACTCTGGCTTGACTGCAGAAACGTTGTTGCATGAGCTGATCCATGCTGCCGTAGCCAAGACGATTGCTGATCCGTCGGCCGAGGGCAAGAAGCTGGTAGCTGAGTTGGAATCGCTGATGGCCAAGGCCAAGGAGTTTGCGGCTGCCAACGGGCTGACCCAGTTCGATGCAGCACTGGTGGATGTGCAAGAGTTCGTGGCTTGGGGCATGAGCAATCTGGCCTTCCAGAAGGAAGTGCTGACCCAGATCACGTTTGAGTCCAAGACCCGTAGCAATGCCTTGATCACTGGCATGGAGAAGTTCATCTCCACACTGATGGGCATGCTCTACAAGAAGCCAGATGAGAACCTGAACAGTGGTCTGTCGGTGCTGGTGGGCAACGTGTCGGGTCTCTTTGCTGATGCGGCTCAGCAAAATGCCAAGGCAACCAGCCTGAACCTGTCTCAGGCAAGCCAAGCAACAAACCCCGGGTCACCATACAGCACCGCCCAGGTGTTCCGCGCGCTGGACAAGGGCAACGTCAGCGCTGCCTTCCAAAGCCACCTGAGCAATCTGCTCACTGGCATGGTCCAAGCCGTCTACGGCCCCATGGGTGCACTGAAGTCGGCCATGGCCTTAACGGTTGCTGCCACACCGATCGACGCATGGTTCAAGGTGTTGGCATCTGGCCAAGCTGTGTTGGCCTCGAAGCTTGTGAACTCTGGTTTTGCTGCCAGTGCACAGGAAGTGTTTGTGATGGAGCAGGTCGAAGCCACTGTGGCTACAGCACTCAGCATCACTGACATCACCACCAAGCCTGCTTACCGCGAGCTCTACAAGTTGTTCTCGGAAGCCAAGGCCACGCTGACAGCACAAGATTTCGTCAACGCTGGCTTCACGCAAGCTGACTATGACTTCGTGTTTGATGTGGAAGCTGGCAACGGTGACCGCTCGGACTACTTGTCTCGCTTTGCTGCCATTGGCATGGCCAATGAGAAGTTCAAGGGTCTGTTGAATTTCAAAACTGAAGCTGGCCGCGTGAACTTGGGCAATGAAGGCTCGTTGTTTGATCGCTTGAATGCTTGGTTCGAACAGATCTTGGCCTACTTCAACCACAAGGCGACGAACACGTTTGCCGGCCAGAAGGCTGATGCCAAGTTGGAGGCGCTGATCGATCGTCTGATGGACATCGAAGCTAAGCACCGCTTTGCGGCAGAAGCCGGTGAGTCCCAGTTCCAGAAGTACGGCGATGTCGTCGAAGACATGACCAAGGGTGTGGTCGATGCTGCCAAACAGAAGGTCATTGACTTTGCCAACAGCCCGATCGTTCGCAACTCCTCGTCTGGGGTGGTGAAGTGGGGTGCCAACATTGCCAAGGTGGCGGCTTCGGGTCGTGCAGCTGCTGTCATGACGGCGCTCCGCAGTCTTCGTGACCATGCAACCGATGAGCGTGACGGGATCTGGGCTGGCTTGATGCGTGAAATGAAGGGCCCTGGGGAACTGGTGCAAGCGTTGCTGCTGATGACGAAGCACAGCGAGAACCTTCGCCAGAATGCCATTGCCCAAACGGCCAGCGTGTTGGTGAAGGAATTCAAAGACGCCGGCAAGAGCCTGACCAAGGAAGGCAAGAAAGCGTTGACGTCTGTGTTGCTGCGAAGTGGAGCACACCATCTGTTGGGCCAGTACTCGTTGGCTCAGATTGCACAAGTCGTGGGCAGCAACGCGGCGCTGAACCAAGAGATCAGCACTGTGGAGGCATCACTGTCTTCTGGCCTCAAGACCTTGCACATCAACCAAGCCAAGGGCTTGGGCTACTACAAGGCCACTGACTTGAACACAGTACCCTTCTTGATGAAGAACGCCCATGTCATTGCGCGCATGCTGGGCACCCAGTACGCAAGCCAGATCACTGAAGCGCAAGCCGCTCAGGAAGAAGCCAAGATTGCTACGCTGGTCTCGCTCTATGCGATCAAGTACAGCACCATGGCTCAGCGTCAGGCAGTGGCTGCCGTGATGGAAGCCGAGAACGTGCGCACTGATGGCAACGGCGTCGACCTGATGCTCAAGTTGCACAAGGACATGGAGCAGGAATCGTTGGATCGCCTTTTCAATGGCAACCCTGTGCAGATGATCCATGGCTACACGCCTGAGATCTACGATGCCTACGTGACGATCGAGGTGGCCAACGAGATCGAGGGTGCTCGACTGGTGGCTCAAGGCTACGAGAAGTCTGATGCGGTGACCTCCGACAAGAACGTGCCGGATGCGTCGGGTGCCTACGGGGTCAAGCAGCATCTGTACATCCGCCGTGATGGTGGGATGACTCGCCGCGTGTCGGGTGTGATGTCGCTGACGGGCATGAAAGCCAAGGGCACGACGATCCACAACGGGTTCATGAACACGAACACCTACCAGGGAACTTGGAACGCGTCGCTGCAGAACTCGGTGAACATTGCCAAGCAGGGTGAGTTGGCTGCCATGGCGTCGAATATGAACTTCGATCCCTCGGCCAACAAACAGGTGAACGTCTCCCCGGTTTTTGATGACAACGGTAACGTGGTCAACTGGACTCACCTGATGGGTGGTCACACCAAGGACACAACCTTGAAGCGTGAGAACCGCTTCGACAAGGTGATGGGTACCTTGGCTGGTTCGATCATCGACAAGCACAAGGGCCGTGAGCTCAACGAGCAGGCAATCGGCGCACTGTTGGACCAGTACACGGTCGAAAAGAGTGTGACCCCATGGTCCTACACGGAAGTCGGTCCGCTCTCGAGCGATCCTGAGAACCGTGAGCTCTGGAACCTGTTGCCTGAGCAGGCCCGTATGGACATCCGCAAGATCTGGGGCCGTGATGCCATCATGATCCGCAAGGACTCGATGGACATCATCTTCGGCTACCGCAAGTTGTCGGCTGGAGATTTCCTGAACAAGGAGCGTGGTGACTTGGATGGCTTGCAGAAGACTGCGCGCGAGCTTTTCCACTCGTTGGCCCTGTACCGTGGCATGAACACAGATGCTGCTGATGACTGGGCCAAGCGTCTGGGCGCTGCAGTGGTCAAGGGTGAGCGCGGCTGGCAGGAGATCTACAAGGAAGTCAAAGACATCGTGGTCGTCAAGAACTTGGTGACTTTGCTGGGCAACATCCACAGCAACGTGTCAATGCTCTGGTTGCTGGGTGTCGATGACGGCTGGAAGCGTCAGTGGACTGCACTGCGCGGCATCATGGCCTACGAAGAAGACAGCAAGCGCTTGATGGAACTTGAGCTCAAGCTCGACAGTGGCTATGCCGGCAACGATCGCAAGCGCTTGGAGCAGGAAGTGCTTCGTTTGAAGGATGCGATTGCGCGCAACCCAGTGACTCGTTTGGTGGATGCTGGCTTGATGCCCACCATCGTCGAAGACGTGGACCTGCAAGAAGACCCGTACAGCTACAAGAGCGAGTTGGCTGAGAAGCTTGAGCAGTGGACCAGCAAGATCCCTGAGCCAATCCGCAAGGCAAGCAAGGTGGTCTACATGACGCACGACACGCCGCTCTACAAGGTTTTGAGCCGTGCCACCCAGTACTCAGACTTCGTGGCTCGCTATGCGATGTACGAGCACCTGACCACAGGCAAGGAGCCAATGAGCCACGAGAAGGCAGTCATGAAAGCGTTGAACGCGTTCGTGCACTACGACGTGCCGATGCAGCGCAATTTGCAGTACCTCGATGACATGGGCTTCACCCCGTTCATGAAGTACTTCTACCGTGTGCAGCGCGTGTTGATGGAAACCGCAAGGGAGCGTCCGGCAAGGGTATTGGGGATGATTCTGTTGAACCGATTTGTGAATTTAGGGCCCATCGTTCTGGACTCTTCGCTGGTTCATCATGTGGGCAACACACCGTTCAAGGGCGGTGCAGCCAACCTGCCAAGTGTCTTGGATGATCTCTTGACCGTGCAGGCAGGTATGGCACTGGTCAAGTAACCCTCAAGGGTGGGGACGGGTGGCTGGGTTGCCACTCTATCGCCGGATAATCCGCCCCCATTCTTGAAGGTCTTCGTCTCTCCGAAGTGTCACGCCGTTCTGCTGGACTTCTGATCTCCAGGCGTTCTCATGTCGCAATTACTCGCAATCCAGCTTAGGCCGCACCCCTCTACTCCGGGCGGACGGTCAGGGTCATAACTCCCCAAGGGTAATAGGTTGATGGTGGTTCCGTTCATTTTTGAGCGTGGGCTCCGACGGAACAGCGGAGATAGAACAATATTCGCCAAACAGGCCCTGTTACTGTAGCTGCATAGGGTTAATGAGCGCAGGGTCTGTTTGGTTTTCACCATCATGGGTGGGGACTGCTCACATAAAGCAGTGTGGGGAAGGAGTCTCATAGCAATCGCTGTGAACACCGGCGCTAACCCGGTGTCAGTCCCCACTCATGATAGTGATCCCTTACGGGGATCAGTCGGTCTGCATTTTATTACCCGTCATGGCAGACGTAACGAGTAAAGCACCTAGCCTGGGTAGGCCAGATCCTATTTCTCGAAGTACTCTTTGAAGCATGCGGCAACAAAAGCAATGACAGTCACCACGCAAAGAGCGAACCCTACTGCTGTGACCACTGCCATCACCAATGCGCCGGCTGCGCAGAGCACCCCGACGACCACAACAGCGGCTACCAGGTAACCGATGGCTCTGAGAGTCTCCATGCTCAACGGTGATTAACCGCCGAACAGGCTCGTGGTCTTGGGTGCGTCAGTCGCTTCTTGCGCTTCGGCCATGGGTTGAGCCACGGCTTCCGTTGCAATCGCGGCCTTGGCCACTGCAGGTTGAACCACAGCAAGTACAGGCTTCACAGTGTCATCACCGACGCTATCGGTGAAACCAGGGATCTCGGTTTCTTCGATGGTCACGTCAGCCACGATGCCAGCAGCACCACGAGTGGCAGAGAACGCAATGTCCACGCTCTTGCCATTGAGGTTGATGCCTTGGGCAACGATGTACTGCTTCAGTGCAGCGGTGATTTCTGCTTGCTTGAATTGAATTTGCATGGGTATTCCCTTAATTGGCTGCCAGGAACGGCAGCACTTGTTGAAACGAATTGCAGGTCATGCCCGCATAGATCGCAGCGATGGCATCTGCCATGTGTTCGGCTTTCGCTTCACTGACCATGGTAGAGCCATTCTGCTTATAAGTGGGCCAATTGGCTTCGGGATGCTTGGCCATAGCCCACTTGATCATGTCTTGCTTGGTGGCTGTCTTATTGCCGACGCTCGCAAGCTTGACCTCCGTTGGGGTCACTTCGAAGAAGGGGATACCGTTCGCTCGTAATGCCCCAAGGACGCCCACACAAATGCCATACGAAGCCATCGCTCGAGCAGATTGACTGCCAACCGGGACTTCTACGAACACTGCATGAGCGCCTATTGAGACGTCAGTAGCTCCTTGATAAAGCTGGAGTGCTGACTCAAGATCGCTGCTATTCTGACGCACTTGCTTGCCGGTAGGCAAGACAGGATTGGTCAGATCAACAAATTCGATCGTGAGCTTTTTGGTTTCCAGATCCAAGGAGCCAACGGCTAGACCCCAGTTGCGAAGACTGGGATCTTGTCCGACGACTTTGATGACTCTGCTTTTAGGCAGGGTCATTTGCAGCCGGCGGCGTTTCGTCTACTTCAGCAGCAAACGGGAGGTTGCCAAGCTCCGACAAAGAGACAGTGATGCCCAGCATGAAGCCACGGCGCAGATCGCCTGTGAACTCCTCGTCTTTGCCATCAATCTCGATCACGGTGCCTTCGGGAATCTGCTCCATGTGTTTGAGCAGACGCACCTTGGTATCGTGCCAGCGATTGAGTAGCGTGACGAACTGGTTCAAGTCATCGACCTGGATGGTCTCGACGGTCTCGGCAGCTTGGGTTGCTTCTGGTGCAGTTGTTTGGTTTTCACTCATACGATGCTCCAGTCGTTGGCCAAGATGTCCGATTGACTGGCCACCCATGGCACCACGTCATTGTTCACCGTCTTCATGGCGATGTAGTCTCGGTACGGAACGAGACTGTTCTCACCGAAGAACGATTTGGCTGCTGGCATCTTCACAGGGTAGTAGTCAGCAGTGACGTAGTAGAGGAACATGCCCTTGCCATTCCAGCCCGCGCGGGACACCTTGAAGCCTTGCTTCATCGCTTCCACAGCCAGGCCGAAGGACATGCCGTCGGTGGGCTTGTAGGCGCGATTGAACACGTCTTCTGGTGACCAGCTGACATAGCCTGCGTGGTCTGGGGTGTTGGACTTGCCGCCATCCAGGTACTCAACCAGGAATCCTGCATCTGAGCCGTTCTCGTCAGCTGGGAGTTCCCAGCCACGATAAGCGTTGTACTCAGCGCGTGTCATTGGTTTGGCATGGATCAGTTTGACGCCGATGAACTGTTTCATTGCAAGCCCGCTTCGAAACGGCGTTGCAACAACAGGTAGCCTTCCAGCTCCCAGAGTTTGTTGAACGCTTGCTCGTAGGCGTATTTCTCGCCCAGAGCTTGGTTGTAGTTCTTTGGATCAACGCATGCGCTGGTCCCTGTGACGGTGAAACCGTTCTGCATCGTGATCTGGCAGATCGTCGTGGTCGTTCCTTCAAGACGTTGATAAATCGTCATCTTGATCTTGGCTTCCATGTCGCTGACAGTCACTCGGCTGGGAATCACGTTTTCTTGTGGTTGTTCAGTCATGTGGTCTTTCTAAGAGTGCAGCCTACTCACTGGGATACAGAGAGCAGTTACCCACCCTCTGACAGCCTCAGCTTTTGACCGCATGAGGGAATCACTCAGCCGTACCGTCACCAGGAGGTGTTGGAGGGGCTGGAGGTTGAGCAGGTGTTACTTGCGCAGACACCTGAGCTTGGATCACATTGATGATGCCAACCAAATCATTGGCCTTGGAATTCAAGGCATTCATGATGTTGCCGGCGTCAGTCAACGAGACCTGAAGCACAATTTTTTGAGTTGTCATGGAGAGTCCTAGAGAGAAAAGAGAAAGGGGCAGTGTTGCCACTACCCCCTTAGCGCTGGCCAGGATTAAGCGAACAAGCTAGTTGTCGGCTTCTTGGCAGCGGCTGGGGCACCAGCTGCAGCTTTGGGAGCTCCAGCAGTACCCTGTGCGCCTTTGGCCTTCATCTTGGTCTGGCCAGAGAACTTGGCATCCCAGGTGTCGATGAAGGTTGCAGTGTCAGCTTGAGCACGGATCTCGGCTGTCGTCATGCGATCGCGCGCACGGAACAACTTGTCGATCTCGTTCTCGTCACGAGTTTCGCCAGTGGCTTCGTAGACACCGGTGGCTTCGTTTTTCTTGGTCTTGTCGACCGTTTGCTTGATCAAGCCAACGATGATGTCTTGCTCGAGCAAGTCCATCAGCATTTCCACTTTCGTGGGCACTTCGGCTTTGGCTTCAGCGCTGTAG